CTTGGTATGTTGCTGCTGCACCTGTACCTTGTCCTGAGAATGTTACAGCTGAACTGCCTGGAGTATAAGTTGTACCTGCGTTAGCATATTCTAATGCTAAAATTTTATTTACATCGTCAGTAAGAGCGTTTGCTGTTGCTTGGTCAGCTCTGTTAGTTATTTTTCCAGTTATTACTGTTTCAGCTGTATCAAATCCTTCAGCGACAGATCCGTACAATCCGTAGGAGTTGTTTCCGTTAGTAGCTCTAAGTTTGCCGCCTGCGTCTGACAAGTACCCAATATGACAGTAGTAAGTGAATACACTAACAAGTTCTGATCTACCGTTGTTTGATGCCCAAATGCCAATGCCGTTACTTATAATTTGTGTGAAGTCATTAGCAACAATTGATTTGTTTCCTGAATTATGTAATGCACCGTCAATTTTCATACCTATACAACTCTCACCAAATGTTGATACATTTTGTATATATGGAGACTTAGTTGTAATATGTACGCTAGTATCACCTACGCCTGTACCTGGATCTAAACTTACAAACGCCCCTGCTGTCGGGCGTTTAGTTCCGTATGCGTTGTCAGTACCTAACGTTCCAACTAGCCCCTTGAGCGTCATATTTCGAATGCCACATCCGTTTCTAACATAAAACATATTATTTGCTTCGTATGATGCAGCAGGCTGTACTGTAACACTTCGTAATTCGTCGCCCACTAATGCCGTATTTTTAGGAATTTGTATTGGAAGAATTTCGTTATAAGTTCCTGACGTAATAAAAACTGTTGCAGGTGTTCTATTTTCTTCATCAGCTAGAATATAATCGCATGCATATTTTATTGTTTGGAACGGACCATTAGATGTTGTTCCAGCAGATGCAACATCGGATCCACCTGGACTAACAAAATACACTTTTGCGGCTTGACCAAAGTCTTGCCATATCGTGTCTCCACCAACATTTTTAAGTACGCTACCTGGGGTTCCTATTGCTAGTCGTTCAGTTTGACTAGAGTCTCTTACACGAATATCACCATCAGTGGTTGTTACGTTACCAGCAACACCTTGAAGCATTACTTCCCAATAGTTTTCATTCTCGTTAGCTTCATCTAAGTCTGGGCGGTTGTCTGATTCAGTTCCGACATGATGGAATATGCAGTAATAAGCAGTAGAGTCATACGTTACAATATCACCAATAAAGTATTCTACATTGTCAACCCAGTCACTTTTCCATTGGTGTCCTGGAACTAATATTTGCCATCTATTTGAAGTATCTGGATAGTAACCTTGAGCGTCAGTTATACAAATATAAAGATATCCGCCCAATCTAACTACATCACCAGTTTTGTATGACGAAGCGTGTGCGTAATAACCTTGGTGTTTATAACCTTGTTTTAATAGTTCCCAGTTACCTGTATTTTGTACAATTCCATTTACACTAGGAACACTATTTAAATTGTTTTCTAAACAAGTGTACACATAGCCGCCGTAGAGTACAATATCGCCTCTTTGATATTCTATAGCTTCGGACCAAACTAATTCATAACCAAACCCTGGAAGCCATGCTGTCCAATATGATGATGCTTGATCGGTTCTAAACAATGCTGCAGAAGTGTGGCCAGTAGTACATTTCCATACTGTTTCGCCGTATTTAACTAAGTCATTCTTTATATATCTAATACCATCAGCCCAAGTCGATCTGTATTCAATACCATCAATTACTTGTTCCCACTTAGCTTGATCTGCTTCTAGCCCAAGTGCAGGAGTTGCTGCTGATTCGTGATATGTTGTACAGCGATAAACAGTACCGTTATACTTTACAACATCTTCGAGAACATATCTTGTGCTTACAGTCCAATCTGTTCTCCAATTGTCAGAACGTGTTACTATTTCCCATGACGCTTGATCGTCTTCTAGTCCAAGTGCAAACGTGGCTGCTGAATTATGTTTTGCAATACAACGATATGTTATACCGTTATATATAGCTACGTCACCTAGATCGTAAAAAAAGTTTTGTTGCCATGCATTTTGCCATTTGTCACCAGATGCAACAATAGTCCATTTTGAGTAATCTGTATGCACACCTTGTGATGTAACAACATTTGACGTGTGGGCAGTGATACATCTATAAATATATCCTTCCCATTTAACCATTTCGCCAGTGCTGTAATAAGTTTGGTTAACCCAAACTCCGCGCCAAACAAATCCATCAAGTTGCAATTCCCATTTAGGATTTGCATGTTCTAGGGCTGTATAAAATCCACCACTAACATCACTTGATGAAGTATGTCCAATTAAACAAACAAATGATTTACCTTGATAGATAACAATATCATCTTTTATGTACGGAGTAGAAATAGCCCAGATGTCTTTCCATCTAAACCTAATTCTTTCAATGTTAAATTCTGCCATTAGTTTTTCCTACCTAGTATACTGTTTCGCCGCTTGATGATGAGCCATCATCATAAGTGTGGTCTTCGTTAACTCTTAGACATAGTTCACCTTCATCATTAACATAATAAAACATGTCTCTGTCATCGTGCTTAAATTGTTCGTAATTAAGATTTTCATACACTAAATTATGTACGTAATCTCTACCTTCAAAAAACTGTTGCCCTTGTTCAAAGTTAGGAAAGTTTTGTGTAGGATCACCAATCTTATTAATCTGTACCATATCGTCTTGATCTAGTTGATCTATTTTAGATAAAAATAATTCACCGTTATCAGTCCTACGCAAACCGTAAAAATATCTCTCCCCATTTTGTAGGAAATATTGTTCTTGTGATGTTCCTATATATGCCATTTACTTTTCCTTAAACAATGTCTACGTAACTTATAACAGCATCAACTGAGTTTTCTTTGTTTGACTGCAATAGTAATGTGTTAGTTGGTGCTAAAATTAATTTCTCTGCCGGTCCTAACGGTTTTAGTGTTGAGTTAGGTGGCAAGAATACATCTTTTAAATAATACCCTTCACTGCTTGCATCGTCACCAATTAGTATGCTTACACTTACTGCACTCCTAGTTGTATTTGCTAGGCTAATTCCAATAATCGTTGAGCGTGTACTACCGTTAGTTGTTATTGCAACTATTTTCATAGTTCCAATATCTTTTACTACTTTATTTCTAAACGTTGTTGCCATTCTATTATCCTAAACTTATGATTAATTCTAATGCAATATTTTCAGCATCGCCTTGAGAAATACCTGCACCTGCGCCAGCAACTGATCCCCACGATCCGTCATAAACTTCTACTCTTGATTCTTCTGTATTATATCTCATCATTCCGGTTTCAACTGCTGCAGGACGTTGTGCTGATGTTCCTACAGGCATAACAAATCCACCTGTTCCTGCAAATTTTAAATAGCCTGAGCCGCTTTGGGCAAAAGTAGTTATTCCATTATTAGTTAAGTTTGTTATAGTGTTGTCTTTAATACTTAGCGTACTATCAAATACTACGCTACCTGTGCCGTTTGCATCTAAGTTTAAATCTGTATTAGCAGTAATAGTACTAACAGTACTTCCATTAATTACTATGTCATCTACAGTTACTTTTGGAGCATTTAAACGTGTGCTAGTGATATCTACTATTGTACTACCAGCAACATTAAATCTTATAGTATCGTCATTTGCACCAGGTGTTAATTCTGCTGTAACATTAGTATTGCCATCAAGGTCTTGCACACCGTTAAGTACAATCCAGTTAGAACCATTGTATCCTTCAAAGCTGTTTGTATCACTGTTATATCTTAATTTACCAGGGGCAGCGGTCGGACGTTGAGCTGTTGTACCAGCAGGAAGTTTTAATGATCCTGTTCCTGTTATACTTACATTTCCGTTTGCAGGAGCAAGTGTAAGGTCACCTGTACTTGTAATTACTGCATTTTTAAAACTTAAATCATCTACTACTATACTACCTGTGCCATTTGCACGTAACTCTAAGTTTGCATTTGAAACTGATGTTTGTATAGTAGATGATCCAATGTTTATGTCACCTACGTTTGCTTGTGTAACTATAGCATCATTAATATATGCATTATTCCATTTCTTTGTAGCAGACCCTAAATTATATGTGTTAGTAGTATCTGGTATAATGTTACTTGCAACGTCAGCATTAAATGTTACGTTGTCAGTATCAGCATCACCAATAGTAATATTACCATTTGCTGTAATATTTCCTGTTGCTGTAATATTTCCGTGAACATTTGTGTTTCCGATTATTTCAACAGTACCAGTACCGTTCGGAACAAATTCTATATTTGCATTAGATGCGTTTGTTGAAATGATATTATCTGTAATATCAATTGTGTCAATAGTTAATCGTTTGTTATAAACAACGTTGTCTGCTGTTCCTAATACAAGTGTATTAGCGGTTGTACTAATTGTACTTCCACTAAATTGTACATTGCCAATAGAAGCAGTTCCACTAACTTGTAGACCGGGTGTTCTGGTTGTTCCTGTAACATCTAAATCGTATTGGGGGCTTGCGTTGTTGATACCAACGCGGCTGTTATTAACATCTAGATATAGTAAATCTGTCTCAAAAGCTAAGTTTACTCCCTCACGAAGTAGATTTGCTTTTAAGAGCGGACCACTAATGCGACCAATAGCCATCTTCTCTCCTCAATACGGGGATCCTGTCCCTCTAGCCAAACTCTCATCCCCTAAGGGCTCTTTGCTGGTTAACCACAGTGTGTCACTGCATGTAAGGTCATACGTTGCAGCAATAGTATTTATCGAAATGGGGGATTAATTAACCTAGTATAATTGTATACTGTAAGAAGAGATCAGCAGCGTATTCTGCGGTAACTGTGCCGCTGGCTCCTGCTGAACCAATATATTGTGTGCCGTTCCAAGTTTCTAAAATTGACAAATCAGTATTCCATCTAGTATCACCTATTGCAGGTGCAGCCCAGCGTTCGCCGTCAGTACCATAAGGAATTACAACTCCGTTAGTTCCTAATACTTTATGATAGCCTTGTCCTGTAGGATCAATAGTTAATACAGTATTAGTAGTATTAGTAATAGTACCATCACTATTAAAAGTAATATTATCAATAACTATTTTTCCAGTTCCTGCTGGTACTAAGTTTAGATTAGTATCAGTTGTTGTAGTAGTAAGAGTACTTCCGTTAAAATTAACGTCACCAACTTGTAACGCATTTAGCTCTATTCCTGTTGAGTTTACTACTCCAGAAGTAGTGTTGTTTGCACGAAATAGTATAGTATCATTAGTAGGGTGAGCAGTTAAACTAGTTTGACTATCATCTGAGTATACTCCTCCTAGTGGCATATATCCTGTATCTGCTCTGCCTTCAAACAAAGTTGTAGCATTGTTAAATCTAAGTCCGCCTTCAGTAGTAGGGCGAGCTAAACTATCACCTATTGGTAGAGTTAATGCTGTAGTTGATATAATACTTAACTCATTTGTTACATCAAATCCTAAAGTTATTCCTGTGGTTGATATAGTGCCATTTTTAAGTAGTACTAAATTAGCGTCAACTGTTTTACCACTAACTGTGTGAGATAAGTTTAAATTAGTATTAAGTTGGGTTGCTGTTATTACATTTGTATTAACATTAAGTCCTGGCGTTGCAACAGATGCAGAGTTTAATGTAGATGCACGTAACTCATTCCAGTTTTTACTAGACGCACCTAATTCCGATACATCATTAACATCAGGAAGTATATGACTATTTACATCGCTTTGAAAAGTAACTGTGTCATCGTCATCGTCACCTAATACTAAGTCACCACCGAAGGTTATATTTCCGCTTGCATGTATATCACCAGTTGAATTCCAATCTGAAAATATTTCAACTGTTCCTGTTCCACTAGGCTCTAAACTGATAGTTTCATTAGATTGATTAGATCTAATTGTATTCTGTCTAACTGTTAAGTTGTCTGTTAGTAGTCCAGAAAGGAATACACTGTTTGCTCCGCTAAGATTTATATCTCCGCTATTTTGATATATCCTGCTAGTATCAATAGTCCAGTTTTGGGTATTAACATAGTCTGCATTAAAATGTTGTGTGTATAAAGGAGTCGGTAATGTTAGTGAATAACCAGATGCTGCAGATTCTGTATTAATTCCAACTCTTGAATTTACAACGTCAAGATGGAGTAATGCAACAGCACCGCTTGTATTTTTAAAATTTAAGTTTGATCCGTTGCGTTCTAAATTATCTTTTAGAACGCCTCCACCAATTCTACCTAGCGCCATTATTAACTCCTATACTATATTTATAGGAATTACTTATCGAAGTTATGTATAACTGTTACTGGTTTGCCGGTTGGGACTGCTGTTCCAAAAACAATGTAATAGCCTGTAGCATAAGGTGCTCCTGGCCCTGAACTTGGATTTTGTACAAGTGTATAGTTTGTTGTACTAATTTGAAAAACGTTTTCTATTAATACTAAAACATTTTGTGCAGCTGCCGGAACTGGATAATCTGGATCTCCACTTGCTAATGGTCCAAATGTAGTTTCTGAGCCATCACCTGTGCCTACATTTTGTTGAGTAATTCCAACTGGGTTTGGTTCAGCGTATCTTAAATTCTTCCACTCATTATTCTCATAAACTTCAAACTCATTGTTTGTTGTGTTATATCGAATTTGTCCATTAATAGCCGATGACGGGCGTTGGCCTGTTGTTCCTATTGGTACAACAATTGCTTCTGTTCCATCAATAACTGCTTGATTATTAGTAGTGTATCTAATACCAGTGCCAATTGTGCCACGTGTGTTAGTACTTTGTTGTTTAAGGAATCTCATTTTTAGACTTCCAAATAGCTTACAGTTGCAGACAAATTAGATAATCCTGCTCCAATGTCGGGCGAGCCAATAAGCACAATTTTATCACCTTGATCTAAAATAATTTTTTCAGTGTCAAATGTAAATGTTTCTTTTGCTGGTAACGATAAGTCATGTGCTATTCTTGTTACTGCATTAGATAGTGCTGTACCGCTCTTAACTAAATGAATATCAAGTGTTGCAGCAGCACTTGTGCTGTTATTGCAAATTATCATATTTGTAATTGCATACGTTTTTCCAGTTGGTACTGCGCCTGCAGGCGAACCTACACCAGTTGGGTCTAGTATGTCAGTGTTTGTTGTTTTTACTTGTGCGGATATAATTGCCATGTTTTTTCCTAAAATATCATACTATAAAGTATGCTTCTATTCTTACTTATTAGTTCATCCCTAGTACCTTGTGCATTTACGAAAAACATTCCTGTTTGTCCATACGCTTCAGTAGCCATATAAAGTTTGTTTCCATCTGCAGGTGCTGTTGGAGTTGATACTGCTTGTCTTATATGCAGAGTATCATCAACTTGTACTACACCAGTTCCTGGAGAACTAATAATCATGTCTTGGTTACTAGAAGTAGTTTCAATCAGTGAACCTACTATTCTAACCTCTGGTAGTTCAAGTCTATCTTCATAAAGTCTAGTATTAGCAACACCGTCAACAGCGAAATCAATATAACTAGGTACTCCAGAAACATCTACGTCTGCAATAGCAATAGCTGTTTGTGTTCCTACACTACCTTGTCCAATTGTAGATATATTAACAGTACTAAACGCATTAGTAATAGCATCATCAACATATTTTTTATTAGTAAGATCGTCGTCATCTGAAACGTTAGCTTCGTAATCTACTGTACCAGTAACACTAACAGTACCAGTGCCGGCGTTTATTAAATATAAATCACCGCCACCAGTATTGATGTTATTAGTCCTAATACCTATTAACGCATTATTTGCATCTTTAAAAACAAAGCCGCCGGTTTTTGTAGTATCCGTTACAGGATCTGACCATTGAATGTTTTCATTAAATGTGAATAATGCATTAACAAATGTACCACGATCCATTTCTAAACCTGAATCGTCAAGTGTAATACCTGTTCCAGTTTCTCCTGAATTTAGTGTTAAGATATTATCTTTAATCTCTAAATTCTCTGAAGTAACTGTAGTAGTACTACCTTGCACAGTTAAGTCACCCGTAATTATTACTGATCCTACTTGAGGACCAGTATTGAGTGTAATAGTTCCGCTGTTTTGTACAGCGAGACTATAATTTCCTGATGGTACATTTACATACTTAGACATTAGTTATATCCTATTACGATGCTTGAGCGTCTACTACAATACTGCCAGCTGTAGTAGCTGCAGCTGTTGCTACGCCACCTGATGTATAACCAGTAAATCCACTACCGTCAACTCCTGCTAGTGCAAAAGTATTTGTTGCAGTTGCAGCTACAGTGTATGCAGTTTCAATGTTAAGCTCTACCATGCCAACTACTCCGCGAATCGAAACTTTAGTTCCGTTTGCAAGGTTGTGACCGTTAGATGTAATAACAACTGGGTCAGCTGCTGTTGCGCCTGTAATTGCTTTTTCAACTGCTGTTGAAGTACCTGTGGCACTTCTGGCCCACTTAGCACTTGAGTTACCTTCAACTTGCATTGTTCTGTTGCGAAGTTTAGTAACCTGCTTAGTAACACCTGCACTGTCTGCAACGTTAATGCAAAATTCACTTGCAGCTAACGCTCCAGGTGTTTTGTTAACTAGTGTACAAACTTCAGTCTTGGTTCCGTCAGTAACGTTAAACTTGTTAGTTGAACGCTGTGACACAATATGTGACTCTGTTGCCGCTGCTATTTCTGCGCCGGCTGCGAATCTCACTGCTGTTACTTGAATCTTTCCTGTACCGTCTCCGATATGTTTTTTATTAATTGGTCTTCCCATTGTTTTTCTCCTTAATAAGTTGACGTTCTAGGTCTACACGGCGGGTCCGCATAAGTCCTCATCATCGAGGTTCTTCTCTTTGACAATGTATTTATCAAAGTGAAACACAAGTCAAAAAAATAGGCCCCCTAAAGGACCTATTTTAATTAGTCTTACTACAGTGTAATATTAGCTAAAGCTAACGTTTCCTGAAGTAATAGCTACTGCACCAAGATAGTCAGCTGCATTACCAAGTGACGATGCTGTGTTGTTTAACTCCACATAACCGTAACGTGTCATAAAGCTTACTGTTGGCTCAAATGTACCTGGATCCAGTACTACACCTGAGGACATTAGCGGAATGTATGGGCAATAGAATGCTGCCGCATCAGACTCGCTAGAGCCTTTGTAACCAACAACAATGTTAGCGTTGTCTGCAGCATATGTGTTAACATATACTTTCATTGCATTATTCAAAGTACCAACCATCTTAGTGTTAGTTGGAGCTTCAAATGTGCCTTCAGTTGTTCTTGCAAACGCTGAAGTTGTAGCAGACTGTAGAATTGTTAGTGCAAAAGGACTAACAACAGCCCAGTTACCTGCGCCTCTACGTGTACGCTGAGCGATTTGGTTTGATACTCTGTTGATTTGAACAGCTAAAGCAGCATGCTCGTCACCAACAAAAGTAGCAGTACCAGATACCGCTGCTTGGTCATAAGTTTGTCCTGCTGTACCAGCAAGAGTAGTTAGACTCGAAATTACTTCCTGATCAATTTCAGCTGTAATTTCTTGTGCTAAAGCAGCCATAATTTCTGCTTCAACGTCAATGCCATGCATTGATTGTGCATCTTGAGCAGCTTCAAAAGTCCAACGAGCACTCAACTTACGAGTTTTCGCTTCAACTGTCTGCTTTAAGATTTGGATCGAAAGCTTATTACCAGCTGCACCTTCTAGAACGGCTGTGTTAGCAGCTACTCCAGCAGTTGTACCTGAATAAGACTCAGCAATTTTAAACGGGCTAAGTGCTTCTTCACCAGCAGTTGCACCTGATGCACCTGCGTTGAACGTATCCGAATAACGAACACGTAGCGTGTGGATTTGACCCACAGGACCTGTCATAGGCTGAACACCAACTAATTCGTTAGCAATAACGGTTGGCATTACACGTCTGATGACGGGTAGGATAACTCTGTTAAGAGTTGCGACATTACCGGCGGATGTTGTACCTGCAACGGCTGTTTCAGACAAATACCTACGGGTATTTTCTAAAGTGGTAGCCATTACGCCTTTTTTGTTGCCTGTTAGGCCTTCCAAAAGTGCAGTTTTCGTATCCTGCCAGCGGCTTTCTAGTAGTTCTGACATAATTATCTCCTTAATTTAAACCAGCTAAACGTTTGATGTCAACGACGTTGTCGCTTGACGTATCTACGCTTGCTTGCTGTGATGAACTAGTTGTAGTTTGTTTTCTGTTGCCTGTTACTTCAGTGCCTTCTGTTAATTTAGCCTTCTTAGCTGGAGTATTACCGTCGATTACCGCTGGTAGGTATTTGTCAAACTGTGTTCTTAATTTCACGGTCTGAACTGATTCCAGTAAATCTGTCATAATTTCGCGTTGATCTTTTGCCAATGGCCCAAGTAAATCGCTAATTAAGTCTTTTCTTGTTGCTGCTTCAACAATACGCTTTTTATCTGCGTGTGTTGATTCAGCGATTGCTTTCGCCTTCTTTACAAACTGTTTCGCTTCGTCAAGTTGCTTGTTTTTCATGTCCACAACTTTAATTAGTTTAGCAGTCTCTGAATTTTCATTTAGGTAGCTAGTACCATATTCAGAAGCAAAGCTTTCGAAGATTTTACGACCGAAGTCATTTTTTCGTGCTGTGTCAATATCTTCTTTCAATGCGTGGATTTCACCTTTCAGTGATTTACCAACCATTTCAGATACTGCTGTAGCACTTCTTTCGATAAAGTTTTTCTTAACTTTAGCAAAGTGGTTCTTAGCTTCACGTACAAGGCGTACCTTGGTTTCGGCTAAGTCTTTTTTGTCTTCTTGGAATTCGGATATTTCGTTAGCCAAGGCATCTACAATAAACTCTTCTAGTTTGGCATAATTATCAGCCATAACCTTTTTGTCTTCATGTAAATCTTTGATTTCGTTTACTAATTGCTCAGCAACAAAACCTTTGAGTAAGTTTGCATTCTCACGTTGTGCAACAGCATACTTCGCTTTTGCTTCTGCAAGTTGTTTGCGGTCGTCAGCAAACTCTGCAATTTCTTCTTGAAGTCGCTCAGACAGCATGTTATCGATAGCTTCGACCATAGTCTCTTTATCGTGTTCATACTTTGTAGCAAATTCTTCACGTAACTCAGCAGTTG